GTTGAAAGTCTTAAATCCTAATCCTGCGGCCATTATATCTCCTTAATAGTACCTAATTATATCCTAGTAGGACAGAATATCCTCACCAATTACCCCATAGGTGCTATTTCCTATAATGAAACCGTCCACAATAGGTTCCATGGTGGTAAGGGTGGTCATCCATGAGGTCGGGGTTATGTCATGAGCGATACCCTGAACCTGAAGGTTTTTGGTGATGGTTGAACTGTCGGGTTGAATATTACTGATAAGTACATTATCAAAATAATCAAAGTCCAACATTGTGGCCGTTGGCACATTTGGGTCGTATAAATCAACGCTCATTTGATCTATTCGTATTGAGGTACTTGATCTCGTTGCGACGTATATGCTTGCAATATTTAATGCCTCGGCGTCGGTATCAACAATAAGTTCGCTAACTGCTACGGAATGAGGAAAGTAGGTGGCAATCGAACCGGAATCAATTGCAGTTTGAGCCACGCCGCCAATTTTTGTAATGGTTGCGCTGTTCACAATTAGTTTATCATCTAGGGCAAACTTTAAGTCCTTGTAAGGTATGCCACCGGTTTGATTGAAATTGGTTGGGGTTGCCCCTGCGCTTGCAATAACTGAACTTCGATTTTTGAATATAATGTTACCTTCAGGGCTAATAAACAAAGCCCCCTGCTCGCTGAACTCTGCGTTTTGCATAGCACTAAGTGAGGTTCTTAAGGTAGCGGGGTCGGCAAGGGTTAACGTGTCTCCGGTCTCAATGCTACGCATTTGAGTAGGGAACGACACCGTATCCAAAATTTTATCAATTCGGGTTCCAGTATCTTGACCAGCCGCTTGACCTGTAACGGTTACGACTGAAGCCATATTAAATAACCTGAAGGCGTCGCTTGCCTTTATATCTACGTAAGCAATGTTTTCTGCTTGGTCATAGGAGTAGATATAGTCAGTCGTATATCCACTAAATAGATAGTAAGTTACACCTGCAACGGTAGCCGAAATGCGTAACTTTCTTAATGGTTCTAATTGGCCAAAATAAGGCGAGGTTACGTTTTGTGGATTAAAGTCTGAATTCGGGTCATAGATTCTCACCGTACAAGTTCCGGCTTCGTATATGTCTCGACTAATGTTCCTGCCTCGTCTAATACTTATTTGACGAGTTTGTGCAGTTAAGTTAACTACCAAGGCCGGTGCGTTAGACTCGGACAAGATATTAGTTCCAAGAATTCCGTTTACTGGGTCGTCAAGCGTAAAGGGTATGCCGAAGGTCGCCCCCGATTGGAAGTTTAGTGAAACGTCTAAGGTTGCCGGTAATGTCATTGTACTTGGAACGCACCAAGGTTCCTGTTAATGGTAGTTTGTGAGCCGGATAATCCTGCCTCAATCAAGGCGTTGCGAATATCTTGGACAAGATCGCCAGTAGTAACAACGCTACCAGCCGGCGCAATGTTTATGTTTAAGTCCTTAAATGTACTACGCATTGCAGTATCGGCGGCAAGATAAGCCTGTAATTGACTTTGAATATCTTGTTCAATAGTTGTATCCGGAATTTTATTGGTAGCCGCTATTTTTGCCAACATTCTTTCATTAAAATTGTTCAAACCTGTTCTTGCGCTATCAATTTGAGCAGCAATTGCAGTCAATGTTGGGTTGGTTGAACCGCTTGAAGTCGTAATTGGTGCGGTGGTTGTAGTGCTTAAAGGTTGCTGCAATAACTTATACATGTTCAAAATCTTGGCAATTAAGTTGTCAACCTCGCTTCCAAAACCTTCAAATGGGTTTAGGGCTTTAGGTATCTTTGCAATAGCCGCAGAAAGATCAGTAGTCTGTAACTGAGCAATTGCCAGTTGTTTTCCAAGTTTCTCGGCTTCGGTTGCATTACCTTGAATTAAGGCTAACTGTAAACTAAGTCTAAGTTTTTCCTGCTCGGTAATTTTTCCCTGAAGTGCAGCAAAAATCTCAATTTGTTCGGTGTCAAACATACTTCCAAATTTTTTAAGTTTTGCTTGATCTTTGAGTAATGCTTGTTCTTTCTTTATAGCGGCATTACGGGCAGCGAGGTTTTTCTTAGCGTCGTTTTGTAATCTCTTTTCCTCTTTTTGTAATGCGGTGTAATCAAACTTTTGGCTCATTGGGTCAAAAGGTTTGTCAAAGTTTAATTTATACTGGAAAATAGGTGAATCGGGAGACAAGGTTAAGTTCTGAAGTCCAATTTTTGTAACTTGAATAAATCTAGACATCCCCTCAATGAGGCCGCTAATCTTGTTGGCGATAACATCTATACCACTTCCAATTTTCTCAGGGTCGCCAAATGCTTTGTCTAGTGCCACTACTAAAGAACCGCCAATTGTTTCAGCGGCGTCCGAGGCTTTTGCGCTTAAGACTGCTAATTTTCCTGCATAAGAATCAGCGGCTAAAGCGGCCTGACCATCAAACTTCTTAGACAAAAAGTCAGTTATTTGAGCCATATCCATAGTGGCTAATTCGGCTTTACTTAAACCAATTCCTAAACGGCTAAGTGCAGTATTCTCTTTCAATACCGCTTTGCTTAATGCAACGGTAACCGACTGTAAATCTTTACCAGTTCCAGCGGATACATCTAAAGCGACACTTAATAACTTTTGGGCTTCCTTAGCGTCTAAGGTTGAGTTAACTAGTTGAGTAAAAGCCGGACGCAGTTGATCGTCAAGAATACCGGTGGTGTTTTGTAAGTTTTGAATAAATCCTGCGGTTTGCAAAACTGCATAAGATTGGCCTAAATTCTGTAATGTTTTAGATAATGCGCCGGCGGCTCTTTCATCATCGGCGAAAGCCCTTACTGCCTTTTTGCTAAAGTTTATGGTTTGAAAAACACCAAAAGCCAAGCCTAGGGCTTTGGCTGATTTGGTTAAAGTATTGAGCGACTTACTGGCCGCTTTTGCGCCTTTGTCTTTATAGGTGCTAACAATAGGAATTTCAATACCGGTGGCACTCATGCGGCTAGTCCAATCCTTCTCTTAATGCTTGAATTAAATGTTAAAATTGCTTTATCGATTGCTTTGAAGGTTGCCTTTGTGACCTTGCCTTGATCTCTTGCGAAAGCCGCATAAAGTAAACGTCCTTGGTTTTTCCTACCCCTGCCAATGCTTTCCAGTTTCGCTTCAGCGTTTACGGCTTGAACGAACTGGTATCCTGCAAAAGGATTGTTACTATTGTAATTCCTAGTTGAACGTCTTAAAATTTTGCCACCTGACTTATAGGTGCCTTCGTCGCCTTGAACGAAATTACTAGCGTACAAACTTTGCATTGGCGCACGACCATTAGGATTTTTACGTCCTGCGGTTTCATAGATTGCGCCGGCGGCTGATCTGTTTAACAATTTGTAAGCGTTAACGAATCCAGCCCTGTTTCTCCTTGAGCGACCTACTGAACTAGTTAAACCTTTTTTAATAACATTGGGATTGTATTTAGGAAATCCACGACTCTTTCCGGCACTCCTTGAAACAACTGTTTTGCCTTCGTCTTGCCAACCGCTTAAATCTTGCAATTGATTTGGAACTTGTCTTTTTGCGTCTGCAATAACTACACGCATTGCGCTACGGATTTCCTTGTTCATTTCCTTATAAAGATCAGGCGCAAACTTCTTTAAGGCTTTTTGAACCTCAACGAGCCCCTTTACCTCTACTGGCATTTTCCATCCTTTTTGAGTCCTCTTTTAACACGCTCATAGTTGCTAAAAGTAGCGATCTATCCATTTTCAAATACTCTGAATGAGGTATGCCAGTCCTAACTGCTAATAAAGCAATTAGATAAGTAAAGTCATACCTCGTCACCCATTTGGGGAGTCAGCGTCCATAATCTCTACCTTGGATAGAGTTTCTAGATACTTGTCCCCAAATGGCGGAACTGTATTACCTGCACGTCGTTCTGCTTCCCATGAAAGCCAATAAACGTCCGACTGCTTTTCCTCGTCTCTGAAACGCTTATGAAAACCAGTCTTAAAATTCTGTTCAAACGCATATTCGAGTGCAGGGGTTATATCAAATTCGGATACTTCCCCTGAAGCCTTTGACACTCTCAATTTAATCATTACTACTCCTTAGAATGTACCTGTTGTTGCAACGGCTACTGCACCGTTTACAGTCCATGTTACATCCTGAGTACCAAGATCGCCAACTCCGCCGTTAATGTCGGTAGTGTTATTGATAAGGCATGTCATTGTATAAAGTGGGTTAGTTGCCGAAACTGCGGTTCCTTTTTCCTGTAACAAAACTACAGTAACTGAAGTTCCCCAAGCGGCTTGCAATGTTGCAAGAACGTTGGCTGAAGCGGTGTCATTTAGAAAGGAAATTGCCACGCTTGAAGTCTCCAAGCCTTTGACAAATTTTTCACCGGTATCGCCCATGGCTGTCACCGATAATTCATTAAACGAACGGTTAAGTGTGACGCTAGTCACATGATC